GCCGATACCTCCTCGTGACCCGTGATCGGGGCCTTCGTCTTGCGTTCAAGGAGGGCATAAGACACAATATCCTGAGCGCGGTGAACGAGCCCACTCTCCACAAACAACTTCCAACCTGACCGTGAGTCAGCTACGTACGCCATAAGACGTTCTTTAGCTTTGGACAAGTCATTGAACTTGTAACTCGGGCTGGGTCGCTCGGGAAAGCTAGCGCGAATGGCTAACTCAAGGATGGGTTTATCGGGTAACCCGGCATGCCAAGTATGTCCAAGGAAGGTGGGAGCCTCCTCGTGAGTAAAGCTTCCGCTTTTCTCAGGACTAACAGTCATGCCTAGACTCGCAGCATGGGTGGCCACAGAATCCAGATTCACCTCATGGGACAAGCCTATTAAGCTATCGTCGCCAAGAACATTGATGAGCCGTGCATTGCCCACCGCCGAACCGGCGGCCTTCATCATACTATACTGAATCACTATATAGTTAATGATGGAGTCCACTAATTGTGTAAAGTAGCTGCCAGATGGTACCCCTGTATGCTTCTGCCAAACGTAACCGTCGGGCATCAAAATGGGAGTGTGAATGAAATACGAAACTACACGTTTCCAAGCCAACTGGTTATCGGACCCGACTTCCATCTCTTCAAAATGGGATTTAAGTATATCAAAGGCAGCATAAATTAACCGATTAGGCGCAGAGCTATCGAACTTCGAAAAGTCAATAGAATACACGAAACCAGCGCGCTGACACTCCAACACACGAGCCCCAATCTGATGTCGCACCAACCCGAAGGTCATCGGCGTGCGTATCTTCAGAAAGTGATCAATTAAAGGACGAGCGAATCGGCCTTCGATCAAAGTCATTGATAATGGGTAACCCCACACTAGACGAGTTTTAGGTCCTTCATCACCATGCTGAATCCGGTGATAAGCTACGCAAGGTGGTGCTGCCTTCTTAGGATCACGCACCAATTGTTTCGATCTCTCCAGGTCGCTTTCGAACGCGGAACCCTTATCCTTAAAAAGGGGGGCGCCACTGCTCTTCTCTGATTTGATGGAGCGACGAAGCTCTTTATCATCACAGAGGGGTTGAAGACGTACTGAACCCTTACGATACCCGAACTCCTT